ACCAGGCGATCCTGGTGGGCAGGCACATCCTCGTCCACTGCACTCTGCTCGGCAACGGCATCTCCGCCACGCAGGGCCCTCGCGATCTCTTCCCGAGCGAGGCATCCGAGCTTCAACTGGCTCACGCCAGCCTGCGATGGACAGGCGAGATGGTGCGCGCCCAACGCGGCGACCTGGAGGACCGTGTTCTGTGGTTGCGCGGGCGCGGCGTGAAACTGCGCTCGATCGCGATCGCGCTCGACGTCAGCCCTTCCACCGTCCACGACTGGGAGGAGCACGCCCGCCTGCGCCTGCAGGAGTGATAGCGTCGGTCGCGGCCGAGCGGCTCGCGCGAGGGGATCCAGGTGGAACTCGCCGACCGCGTCCGCAGGACAACCCTCCTGCTGACCACCATGAACGACCCGCTGCCGACGCCCCGCTCCGCCCTGCGCGGCGACTCGGGACCAGCCGCCTCCCGCTACGTGCCCTGCGAGACCTGCAAGCGCTCCGGCTGGGTTCGGCGCAAACGGCATCTGGCCGTGCTCTGCCTGGCCTGCGACGGCTACGGCTGGCGTAAACGGCAGGCCGGGGAGCCCGAGTGGGACGCCTACCTGCGCCTGCCTGTTCAGGAGGCCGTCCAGCTGCCCGTGGAGGCCGCTCACCGGCGGCGCGAGCCCGAGCCGGGTGAGGAGCCGCCCTACGCCTGGGAGCGGCTACGGAGCGCCTACGAGCGCCGCGGCAGCTACCGCGAGCTGCGGCTCAGGCTTGGCCAATTACAACCCCGGCGAAGACACCTTGTAACCACTGTGCTGGTCGACGGAGAACCACGCCAGCTCAGCGAACGCGATCGTTTGGAGATTGATCTAGGAATCGTATGGATCGCTCTCAGGATGCGTTCACTCCGGGTCCCGCCCTGGCTGCTGGAGCACGAACAGCAGACCGTCAACGACGAGGTAAAGGCTCTGGCAAACGCCGGTTACAAGCCTGCGCAGATCGCCGCTCAGACCGGTCTCTCGAAAGACGCTGTGAAACAGAAGTTGCGTCGCCACCGGCAAGGGGCGAACTTGCGTTTCTCCACCGCGCGGGTGTAGAGTCGATCGCTGACGGTGCCGGGGCACCGCCGTGTAGCAGCTAAGCGCCCCGGCGAGAGAGAAGGTAGCCGTGAATAGAGCGGCGAAACAGCACCTTGCCAGGGCGACGGAGTTTCTCGCCAAGGGCGAGGGGTTCTACCACAAGGCCGCAAAGGAGATCGCTGCGGCGAAAGAGGCAGATCCGAAACTCACCAACCGTGAGATCGGGGAACGCTTCGACAAGTCTGAACGGTGGATCTGGACGTTGTTGAAATGGCACGAAGATCCGGTGTCTGACACCGGATCTCCCTTCGTTGAAAACAAAGGCCGTGCCGAGTACAAAGCGACGGCGGCAACCAAAAAGGTGCTCCGTGACGCTCCGCTGGAGCAGGTGGAGAAGATCATCAGCGAGCTGCCGAAGGAGCGGGCTGCGGCGATCGGTGCCGCCGCCGGGGACGCCTACATGCGGATCCGTCACCAGCATGACGAAGGGCGGGCGCGGCGCACCCCCGCCCAGATCAAGGAGCAGGAGGCGGCGCGCGGCGAGACCCGGCGGCAGACCGCCGAGATGATGTCCGGCTTCACGATTTTCGGCATCGTCAACTACCTCGGCCTGGCAACCGAGACCCTGCAGGGGATGGTCGAGGAACACACCGTCACCAAGCGTGGGTTGCGGGAGGTCGAAAAGGCCCTGCGGGAGTTCGTGGCCGAATACCGGGTCGCCGCCGCGATGGCGGGGCTCGACGCCGAACTAGAAGCCCTGCAATGAAGGGGCTGACGCTGGAAGAAATCGAGGAACTGATGAAGAAGAAGCTGGCTCGCTGGCAGCAGCTGGAACGCTGGCTGTCGAAGCAGAAGAACGGCCTCCAGTTCTCCTCCGTCGACCTGTCCATAGACATGGGGGTGTCGGCGATCGAGGCTCGGAAGATGATCCAGTCCTACCTGCATGTGCAGCGCAAACCCGACTCTCCCGCCCTGTTCGTGCTGAAGCGGCGCGGCCGGACGCGGTCGGCGCTCTGGTCGATCGGTGACCGCGCGATCGACGCGCGCGTGGTCGGAGGCACGCTCTTCGAGGACGTCACGGTCAAGGTGCAGCGGGCTTTCCAACACGACCTGGAACATCTGCGCCAATGCAACCCGGCGAGCGCCGAATACGTCGAGAAAACCCTCGTTTCGGTGATCGACGGTGCCCTGCGTGTCCTGGCTGCCTCCGTCGACTACGGCGGGGAGCCGCCGTCCTAGAACGACAAACGCCCCGTGCCGGGTGCTGTCCGGCGCGGGGCGTATGATCTTGGGCAATTGGGGTGGCCCGGACGGGCTGGTACCCGGACGAGCGCAGCGTAAGCCTGCCCTTCTAGCGAACGATCCTCCCCTTGAGCCACTCGGCGGCGTTGACGATGCCCGCGAGCAGCACGGCGGCGGTGACGACGAGCCCCCAGACGATCGCCCCGACCGCGGACGCCACGAGCAACCAGAGCAGCGGGCTCATGCCGCCGCTCCGAGCTTCTGCAGCAGCGTGACACGCTCACGGCCTGCGCCCTTCGACCAGCGCTCGATCGTGGAGCGCCGCCAGAACGGCCCGGCCGAAACGACGGCGTCCGGCGTCGGCAACTGACCGCGCCGGTTCCACGTCTTGATCGTCTCGACGCTGATGTTCAGCATTTCCGCGATCTCGGTCATGCCGACGATGTCCAGCTTGCTCATGATGCACGTTCCTCCAGTCGCGCGATCCGCTCGCCGTGATTGCGGATCACGTCGGTCTCCACGTCGAGGCGGGCGACGACACGATCCAGCTGTGCGGCGATCCGGTCGAAACCGGCTCGCATCTCGTCGCGAAACAGGCCGATCTCTCGGCGCAGTGTGTCGATTTCCCGGCGTAGCGCATCGATCTCTCGCGCAACCCAGAATGCTTGCCCGCCGACGACGGCGATCAGTAGTGCGCCCAGGGTGAGCGTCTGATTCCAGTTCATGTGTCCCTCCTGTGTGTGTTTTGTGGGTTTGACCGTGCCCGCGCTCGCGCGCGGGTCGTGTAGGTGTTCGGTTCAGGCGTCGGGATTCGGGAGCCGCTCGATCAGCTTCCCGAGGACGGTGATTGCGGTGTCCAGACCGTGCAGCGTCGCGTCGTCGCCGTGGTTCTGCTCGTAGTCGTACAGCGTCTCTAGCTCTGCTTTCGCCACGATCAGGTCGTCGCGGGCGGTCAGCTGGTCGTAATCAGGCATTGGTGTTTCCTCCTTGGATTTGGCGTTGACCGTGCCCGGATGCGCTCCGGGTGGGCGGGTCAGACCTAGTCGTTGAAGCTTCTGAGCCAGGCGTCGACGCGTCTCATGTGAGTGAAAATGTGTGCGTTGTCGTCGGGCTCCATTTCGCCCGCTTCGACCATCCCGGTGTAGTCGCGCTCCTCGTCGTCCCAGTTGTAGTCGAGCAGGACACGAATGTCCGGCATCACTTCTGCGGTGCTCGGTGGGTCGATCGTTTCGGTGTCTTTGTGCTCCGGCACCCCAGCCCATTCCAGCAGCTCAACGTCGCTCGGGTCGATGTGCGCGGCGAGCGCTTGCAGCTCGGCGATCTCGCCGTAGCTGATCCGCTCGGCGCGAATCTCGGTGCGCAGCTGTTCGAGCCGCGCGCGGATTGCGTTTGTGTCCATCGTGGTTCCTCCTGTGTGTGTGTTGTGTTGACCGTGGGGGAGCCGAAGCTCCCCGTTACCAAACGTCGATGCGGCGCACGGTCGGGCCGTGCTCACCGGCAAGCCAAACGTTCGGGAAGTAGCCGCTCTTGCGCATTTCGAGCGAAACCGCGGCTTGCGCACGCGTCAGACGCTCGAACCTGCCGACGTACTTCCCGGCAAACGAGACTTCGATCCCGCCGTGGCTGTAGCTGATCCACGCGTCATCCTCGGACGCGCCGAGCCCGTCATCCTCGTATCCGTCAAGCTCGCCCTGCGCGGCGTCCGCGTCGGTGAACGTGCGCACCTCCACGAATCCGCGCGCATCCTCCACGAGCAGGTATTTGCCGATCCGCGAAACAGAGCCCGACTCATCGGAGAGCATCTCGTCGGCCGATCCGTCCATCGTCAGCGCGTGCAACACAAGCGCCAGCGCAAGCGTCTCGTCGTCCTGCGTCTCGCCCTCGAACTTGCCAGGGCCGCGATGGGCGTCAAGGCAGGAGTCGCAAACGAGGTAGTTCTCCCCGTCGACCGTCACTACCTCATGGGTGACATAGGTGCGGTTACCGTCGACCGTGCACGGCTCCGCTGTCAGTGTTTCGAACATGGAATTTTCCTCCTGTGTGTGTGGTTGTTGACCGTGCCCCGCGTTTGCCGCGGGGGTCGTGCTACTCGTCGTCGTCCGTGCGTGCTTCGAGCGCTTGCAACACGAGACCGTAAATCTCGCCAGCCTCGTAGTACTGGCCGAGACCGATCATCTCGATCACGTCGCGCGACTCACTACCAAACTCGCTCGCCGCGTCGTCGCAGTAGCTCTGCCGGTTCCCGTGCGACGCGAGCCACGCGATACGGTCACTGTTGTAGACGTCGACAGCGCCATCGGCAAACTCGCCGCGCGCGTCGTCGGGATCGTCACTGTCCGCGATCACGTCTAGCGCGTTCTCGATCTGGTCGTAGCGCCAATCGTCGGGAAGCATCCCGGCATGCGCCTCGTAGATCACGTTCGTAACCCATTCGGGGGTGTCTTTCTTGGTGCGAACGTAGCCCGAATCCGGGTCGTTTTCGTCACGTAGCGCGCGCTCGAAATAGCTTGATGCCTCACGCGCGAGGTTCTGAACGTTCATGGAAATTCCTCCTGTTGTGTGTGTGTTGACCTTGCCGGGATGCGCTCCCGGTGGGCGTTCCTACTCGAACCACGTAGGGTCGACGTCCTCGCGCTCGATGCCTTGCTTCAGCGCATCGCGCAGGGCGTCCTCGACCTCCATCCACGCACCGATCTGCTCGTCCCACACCTCGACGCTGAAGCTCTGCTCGATCTGCTTGAACATGGTGTTCCTCCTTGGAATCGTGTGTTGACCATGCCCCGATGCGCTCGGGGTGGGCGTCGATCAGTTGGCGGGCTTCTCGCCGGGGAGCAGCCCGTACAGGCGCTGCCGCTCGGCCAGCCGCGACTCGGGTGACGTGCTGGTGAAGCCAGCCTCCACTGCGGTGCGAAGCCGCTCGGGCCAGGCTGCTGGAGCGACCTCGCCGACGAGCGACTGTGCGAGGTCGTCGGCCAGTTCCAGCACCGTCATCTCGCGCGGGCAGTCGCGGCCGTGCTCGGTTGCGTACTCGGCGAGCAGATCAAGCAGCTTGATTGCGTGACCAGCGTTCATTGTGTTCCTCCTTGAGTTGTTAACCATGGATGCCGAAAGGCTCGCCCGGTAGCAATTCGGGCTTCGGCTCCACCATTCGACCGGTAGCCACGGCGCGAGAAGCGAGGATGCACCCAGTCAGCGCCGAAGCGCTCCGTTTGCCAACGGTCATCAGGGTCAATGCATCCTCCCGCGGGAGTCCGTAGCTCAATGTTCAGGAGAAGGAATCGTTCAGGAGTCAAGAGGGAAGCCGGTAACGCGCTGGATCAGTCGGGAAGCGCGCCCCGTGCTAGTGCTTGGCGGATGACCTGCAAAGGCTTCGCCATCGCCCGTTGTCTCCATCACTGCTCGCCGCTGAGAAAGCCTTTCCGCCTGTACGTGACCTAGCTGCTAACCGGCCTCACGCCTCGGGCGCTTTCTCTTGGCTATCGACTACGCTGCACAAGGTAGCGGAGGTGAAACCTGAAGTGTCAAGCGAGATGGAGAAGATCCCCCAAACGGGGGAGGGAGAAACGGCTCTGATCCTGCGAATCCCGCCCGAAGCACGAATCCCAGACGGGGCAAGCTTCTACCAAGGGGACGACGACACACTCTGCCGCGTAATCAGGGCAAACGGAGAACGATGCCGAGCCACACGCACACGCGCAACCGGGCTATGCGCCGCACACAGCGGACGCGGCATCCTCACAGACCCGAAACGCTTCAGCGAAGCCGGGCACGCAGCCAAACGCGCCAAAATGCAGGCAAGGGCAACCCTTGGCATCACAACCAGAAGAGCATCACAGCCGTTACAAGCCGCACGAATCGCCGCCGAAATACGGGCACAAGACTACGCGCGGGCCATCGTTGACGCACCCTTAGACGACGACAGCATCGGGACGATTGCGAGGCAACAGGCGGCCCTTCGAGCGCTTGAACTGCTGTACCCGCAAGCCACCCTGAGCGCCAGTGTGGAGCTACCACAGGACGTGGATCAGGTGAGCGGCATGGGTTGGCAGGACATGCAGGCGTTGGCCGCATCGCTGGTAACCAGCGGTGACCAGGAGGCTTAGAATCCCTGTATCCATGCGGGTTTGCGCGTGGTGCAGTGATCCCCCAGACCTTTGAGGAAGAAGAAGGATCGCGCGCAGCTGGGCGCGGAGAACCGCACGCGCGGGGTGGGCTTCCCCCCCGGTCGCGCGCGCGGGCGCGGGGCCCTCTTTCCTGCCCCACTCCGTACGAGCCGCTGGGCTTTGGCCCCACTGGCGCTGGGCCGTTGGGTTTTCGGCTTGCTGGGCCCGCCGGGGTTTCGTGGTTGGGGCCCCGGTTGCCGCGGGGCCCCGGTAACAGATGGGGTCTTGTTTCGTAACGGTGGGACGTCCCGTAGGGGCCCTTTTGACCTTCGGTAACGCGATTTGGGAGGTTCGGTAACGGATGCCTTTGTCATCGGCTGAGAAGCAGAGGGCGTACCGGGAGCGTTTGGCGCGGGAGCAGGCTGCCGAGCGGGAGCGTGAGGAGCAGTCGATCAGGGACTTCTGGGGTTTCACCCCGTCGGAGACAAGATCGAAGGCTGAACGGGACGAGGCGGCGGAGCGGATGTTGAAGGGCCGACCGACTTCGACTTTGGATTCCTACGTGGAGGAGACGGTTGAGGGGGCCCGGCTGGAGGGTGTTCGCCGCGGCGAGTCCGGCGAGCTTCTGCGCGATCGGCTGTTTCGCGCCGAGGCCTATGCGCGTTGGCGGTGGGCGGGGGTGCAGGACGGCTCGGTCGCTTCGTTGTGATCGGGAGGCTGGTTTATGGCCCGCCGGACTGGCTGGTGACCAGGTTCTCCTCTAGAGATCGACGTGCCTTCGGTTTTTGGACGTTGA